TAACTAAATGTCTCTCATTAAAACATTTGCCCTGCTAATGAGTAATGCTTTTCTTTCATCAATCTTTTCCAAAAGTTCTTTTCTTCTTTTCTCAGACAGATTTTTATTTTGAAGAATAGCTTTTCTTCTTTTATTTATTTTTCTTAACACGCTATTTATTTTTTTAACTGGCTCTATAAGCCTGATAATATCAGGGTATCTAGATCGAAGTTCGTTGAACGCTTGCACATCTCTGTTATCTCTTGCGTTCTTTATTGATGCTGCAACTGCAAGCACATCATTTCTTTTTTCATAAAAGCTTCCCGATCTATCTTTATCAGTAACAGCAGTAAATGCTTTGTTGATAATAGGTGTTCGTCTTATCATGTCCTTTTGAAATTCACCCATTAAAATTTCTGGAGAACGAGCCACGGTCTCTCCTGTTTGCACAACAAATCTACCTACACCACCAAGCATAAAATCAACAAGATGTTCTATAACATCTGGCTGAATATCTACACGAACAGTATCCCCAAGGATAGTGCCTGGGATAATGTCGTCTCCACCGCCAATATTATCATTTAAGAATTTAGATATGGCAATTGCGCTAGGACTTGTTGTTGACCAGTACAAACCACTACGAGATTTATACTGTTCATAAGGTGAAAGTTCTTTATATATTGGCCCATTCATAAAGTTCTCATTACTCATAAGCTCTACAACAGGATCACCTACAGTTGGAGATAGGAACGTCTCTAGATTGTTACCGCCAAAAGGGTTGATTGTTTCTACAACTGTGCCAAGCGTAGATGATGCAGCTTGTGCAGGTGTGTGTGTTCCGTTGTGTCCGTAAGCACCACGAGTAATGTTAGCCATCGATCTGCCAAGATTGTAAAACATATTAATGCCATACGCTAATGGGATAGTAACGAAAGTACCGTCTCCATTTAGGTCAGGCAAAACAATGCTATGTGCTAACTTGTATTCATTCAGATCATCGTAATCAAGGATGCCATCCTCATCTTCATCACCAGACATCAGCGCATTGATCCAGTCCATTGTGAATCCCATTGCAACAACAGATCCTACAAGCTGTCTTCCTCTCTTATTGTTTACAAGAGAGTTTAGCATTGCCATTGAGCCTTGAAGAGATGCGTTGAAGAAAAGATAGAAAGTGTTTAGCCCATATTTTAACTCACCACCCTTGGCAAAGTTAGTTGTCAGTTGACGTGCGGCTATCGCCGCTTCTTTCAAAGCTCTTTCTTTCGGAACTCCTTGTCCCTCTAATTCAAGAACCATCTTATCGAAGAAGGCTAATCTTACTGAGTTTTCAGCAGCGGTGTTCATAGCCTCAACGTAATTAATAATAGATCCAGTTCCCTTTTTCGTACCGACCCACAATTGTTTTGTTAAGTTTCTGTTGCCTTTTGCATCAGCCTCTACAATTTTATTTATTGTTTTCTTAATATCTTTAGCATTATCTATGTCGCTTGCCATTTGGTTGAGCACGTTAGCCCCACCATTTTCCTTGAACTCTTTATATCTATTCGCCCAATAGGGGTCTGCACCCTCTTTATTATTAACAACCTTCATTATAGCTTTGCCTGCTGGAGCAACTTTTTTTAGAACCGACATTCCAATATTTTTAACACCGTATTGTTGGGCATTAAATGCAGCGGTTTCTATATCTCTTGGTAAGTTTGATAGGATGAAAGCAGGGTTCCAACTTGTAAGAAGGTTTGCGTAAAGTCTTGTAAGAGAATGAAGACCACCCAAAAAAGCGTTTGCTTGACTGGTTGATGTTCCTTTAAGAGCATTGGCAAGTCTTGTATCATCGAAGCCAATTAAAACTTCTTCACCCCCAACCCTAACAGCAAGAATTGGATCATTTGGATCGTTGAAGTTTCTGTCTGGCATATGTGTAATCGTTCCATTACGCATGATCCTACGTAAAGGATGTCTCTCACGAACATAAGCAGGTATGCCAGTGGTATCTATATCATCACTTTCAAGCAGTCTTAGGAAAGCCTGACCAACTTTATTTTTTTCTGCCTTGTCAATCGCTGCTAATCGTTGAACGCCGACATTGTTTATTATGTCACCTGCGTATGATGATCTCCCCAAAGGAGTTCTGTTTGGTCTTCCCCCGCCAAACTTTCTACCACTAGCCCCACCTGCGCCATAGTTTGCAATGTCGAGAGACTCTTCTGGATCTGCGAACCCACGAAGCGGCACATAAAATTCATATTGTTTAAACGCATCTCTTGTTGCATCATCTATGTCAGCATCATCTTTATAGTCTGGTATTAAACCACCCTCTATATAAACATCGTTGGTTTTACTGATTATATTTCTTGTGGCGTTAAGAGTTCTATTCATAACAGCTTGTTGAATTGGGTTCATCCCGTTAACGAAAGCTATTATGTTATTGGCTTCTTCATTAGACATGCCCGAACCATTTTCAATCTTACCCCTTGATTGTCTCAAAATACGAGCGTTTCTTTCTAGTGCGTGTTTGGCATACAGATAAGAGTTAGCAAGAGCGTATGCAGGACTTCCGTTCTTTTCTTTCATCTGTTTGTAATATCCAGAGATACGACTCATGGTTGCATCATCAACCGATGACATATCCATTCTCGCAACTTCTTCAATTACTGGATTAAATTCTTGATTGCTAAACTGATCTTTCTTTTCTCCGACAATTCCATGCATCCCAAGTTCTTGGAAGTACGCATCCATGTCTCTTGCAATATCAGCTCCACCTTTCCTAAGCTTATCATATACAGCACCAACTGGAGCAAACTGATCTTGTAATTTTCTAAATACATAATTGACTGAATCTTTTACTGACTCTTCATTTACGTTGAAAGGTTTGCCAAAAAAGTTAAATACACTTGCTACTTTATCTTGCATCCCAGTGTATCGAAGATCTCTCATTCTACGTTCAAGATCTTCTGGGCCAACACCAACTGTATTTCTTGGCTGTGCCGTTGTAGATAGAAGTCTGCTATACAACCTTCTGTTCTCTGAACGAACAGAGTTGATTGCTCGTATACCTCTGTGAAGAGGCTTTGCTCTGTCTTTCTTTTCCAAGAGAGGATAAAAAGTTTTAACGTAATAAGCACTTCTTAGCGGAGCGTTACTTAGTTGATCGTCTCTTCCGTCTTGCAATACTAATTTTAATGGAGGAGAGGATGACTCTAAATTATTTCTCCACTCCAATACAAGGTTATCTCCACTACGATAGGAGATAACATCCGTATCATCTTGATATCCTTGCTTCTCCCATCTTTTTAAAAGATCAAAGATAGCCTTTTCAACTCTTTTATATTTTGAATTTTCAACAAGCTCTCTATCATGACCTCGTTGTTGAATGTGATATAAACCTTGCCCAACCTCAGCGCCACTTTCATAAACCTCATGATTACCTTTTGGCAAAATAACTTTTCGAGGTCTGCCGTTTTCAAGTATAATTCCATACACCGCGTTTAGTGGGCCACCAACTGGAGCGGCAACTGGATACATCTGTTCTGCACTTGGTATTCTGCGTGAGTATAATTGAGGTGAGCGACTTATTGGAACAGTTAAGGGTTCTGATTCTAACTGTGCAAGCTGTTCTTGAGATAAATTATTTTGAGGAGCCTCGCTCTCATCAGCAAGTTCTAATTCTCTTGGGGCAAAGAAGTCCCCTTGCTTTGGTTCTCCCTGTATTCTATCAGCTTGTCTATCAACTGTTGCGTCTGTTGCGAGTTGAGATTTGACAGGATTGAGCCTTCCTCGCTCTGATTCGGGGAGTGTGGCTTTGATTTTGTCATCTGAAACACCTTTCTCTTTTAGTATTGCAATAGCGCCATCAGCGTAATCATTGTCATCGCCACGACCTTTACGGACACCGCCTGCTTCAAAAATTCTTTTCTCTGCATACCACATCAACGCCTGAAAGTCTGCGTTGTTCAGGTCAACATTTAATTCTTCCTTCAATATTTGTCTGGCACGATTAGCAGTAGCTCTCATTGCCGCACGATCAGTAGCATTCCGTGGGTCTTCCTGGAGACCAAGCTTTATTTTACCTGCTAAATTTTTACCTGCCAAAGATAGTGGTGTTGACTCAGGTCTTGCACCACGAGCTATCTCCTTTACTATTTCAGCATCTTTACCCCTTACGGTTCCTTTATCAACGGTAAATTCATACTGGGTTTCAAGCTCCTCAAGCTTGTCATTAAAAGCCTTGTTATAAAACTCTTTATCCCAAGTCTTCATTATCTCTGGAGCTAAAAGTTCAATATCACTTTTTTCTAAATTGTTTATTTGAAGTCTATCTAATGTTCTTTCTAATAGCTTCTTATCTATACTGCTTAAATCATCAGGATTAGATACGAGATTCCACAGGCTCTCTCTATTCTTTTCGATAAGTTCTGGATTAAAATCAACTATAGGATTGCCAGTAATTCTATTGAAGAACCTCATCCACCAACGATCCATAGTTAAAGGATCAAAGTTCCCGCGCAAGTTCTGATAAAAACCATTGCCAATCTTAGGGCCAATCACATAAGCAACGCCTACCTTCTCACTGGCTAATTCTTTTCCGTCTACAGTGAAGGGTAGATCAGCAACCCTCTCAACATCGAATATGTCCATCATGATTTTATTTAAATCACCACGAGCCATCTGGGTTGTAAGAAGATCTGCTATTTGATTTGAGTCGTAACCCCTGTCAGAAAGTGCATTCCAAAACTCAAAGGCTTTAAGCATGGACTGACCTTGCGCTCCAGAACCAGTAACTGGAAACTTTTTAATGTCGCCTGCGTTTGATTGTTGAGGTGTAATCGAATCGGAAGATCTCCAAGCTTCATACTGACGTGCCGCCATAAGATAGTTATCGATCACTGACAATCCATTGGATGTGACGGCAGTGGCATAATCAAATGCATGTTCTGATGCAGGATCGTGTGCAGGATTTGGAGTTCCGTCTGGTCTCGTTGGAGAAACTTCTGGATAAATAGGGAACAATATTTTTTTTGCAAGCTTTAACTTTGAGTCATACCAACCTATAGCATCATTACTAGATAGCAACGCAGCCTCAGCTTCAGCCGCCATGATACGAGCAACAATCTCTCTGTCTTCTGGGGAATCAGAAACGTCATATTTTCTAGTTCCTCGAAGCCCAAGCAATCTTCTAGCAAAGCTAACAAGAGTTTCAGATCCAGGGGGGCTGCTGAATATAGGCTTTCCTGTTTTTGGATCTAGATAATCAAGTATACTTGCGGCTCTTTCATCTGGAGACAAAGGTATTATTCTTGAATAAAGAACCTTTGATTTTTTAATGCTAGGATTATTAGGTTGTTTGAATCGTTTATTTCTTTCAGCTACCTGCCCTGATCTAAGCTCACCAAATATACTTTCAACTGAACTAAATCCTTGATCATTTAGTGTGCCAGTAATCCCCCTAAAAAATCTTTTAATCTTCTCCATTAATGATCTAGGTTTACCTGCAAGACTTAATCTCCCTGCAACGTAATCTCTAAACATTTCAGCCACAGCTTCTTCTTTTTGCTGATCTGCATTTAGTTCTGGATTTAATTTCTTTGATCTATCAAGATAAGAATAGTTGCGTTTTGCAAGACCATCTACTGTTTGCTTAACATACTTTAGTTTAGAAGCTGCACTGGCTAATGTTTTATACTCTGACTTTGTTAATACATTTAAATCTCTTGCGGCATGAATAAGCTCATGATTCATCACCTCTTTTAATTTATCAAAGTATTGTTGCTCAGATAGGTTTGGATCATACACACCCATAGATAAAGATATTGCACGAGTCTGAGGATTGTAAGCACCCTCCGCTACAGCTACGCCTTGATCATCTTGAATTAAATCTTGAGTTCTTTCTAACTTAACATTTTTAAAACCCAGTTTATCTAACCGCTTTCTTAATGCAGAGAACACCCTGTCTTGCACTGCACTGAACTCAGGAGTTACAGATGGCTGCGCGTCTCTTTGATCTTGTTGTGCCTGATCGTCAACTGCGCGAGCGCGAGCTGCTGCCTTTTTGTTTTCTATATCTCGCTGTCTTTGTTGCTCACGAAACTGCTCACCTTTTGCTTCCTGTATAATTTTTGCAGGAGTTTTTAAATTAGCTTGTGCATCTCCAAGTCTACCAGAAACTTCTGCTTGAGCATTCTGAAGCTTATCCATTCTATCAAGTTCAATTGAACTTAATTGTCTCTTAGTTGCAGTTTGATTTAATTTTTTAATCTGCTTTATAATACCTGATAGCTGTGACTTAAGACCTTTTATGGATTGTTGTTGAGCTTCATAACGAGGTTGAAGAGCAGCCTCAGTAGCTTCTGGAATAGGCACAGCCTTCATGTTGTTTGGCAAACCAACAGATTCTATCGTAGGAACAAATGTATCTTCACCAATAGATCTTAGCTTTTCTTGATTAAAATCTATTATCTTTTTGTTTTCTTCTATAACCCTTTCTGTTTCTGCAAGATCACGATTTAGCTGATCCTCTGTTCCTCTTTTGCCATTTAAGTCTCGACCATACTCAGCTACAGAATCAAGGTTTTGTTTTAGATTGTCAGCTTTTCTTTCGTTTGCTTTTATTTTTCTAGTAGCACCAATAATTTTCTTTCGATAAGAAAGATATGGGCCTTGAGTTTCTGAATCAGTTCTTTCTCTTGGTAAAAACTTTGGGCCTTTACCAGTGTTCTCTACTATTACACCACGAGCTTGAAGCTCAGGAACAATATTATTAACAAGATCTCTTGCCTGAGATACTTTTAGTTCTGGATTCTTTTCCTTTAATCTTTTGTGAGCAGTGGTAATATTTATATTTCTACCTGCCTCGACATCTGACTTTACTATTTCTGCTACACTTTCGTACTCTTGTTTTGTAAAAGGTTTGTTCTCAAATTCATCAGGCGCAGTTGGAAATGTTTCTGGAGAAGGTAATTGTAAAGGCTCTTCATCCTTTGATATCTCTAAGGTTCCCTGTTCCTTCCCTTCTTCTAGTTCTCTATCTGCTGCACGTTCTCTTTGCTTCTCAACAAATGAACGAGAAGCAGCTCCCTCTCTGTAAAGTTCATCTATGTCATCATCTAACTGAGTATCTCTTCCTGCAAGAACGGACGCACCACCTGCAAATGGGCCACCAACCGATGCGCCTCCCGCAAAAGCTTCGGCATATTCCATAAGTGCTTCTTGAGAATCAATTGGAAGACCTGCCTGCAAACGGTTAACGACTGATTGAGATACCTCTTGTGCTCCCTCTACACCTGCACCTTTACCACCCTCAACCAAAGCACGTTTAACTTTACCTGCATCTATTGGCTTTAGAAGTTTACCTACTAAGAAATAATCTACAACAAATTCAGAAACTAAGTTTGCTGCTGTTGCGCCAAGAGCTTTGCCTAAACTTATTTCTTCGCCTGCTTCCTTTTGTTTTTCGATAGCTTCTGCAAAAAGTTCTGGAGCAGCCATTGCGGTTGTATATCCTACACCACCTGCCCTACCTACCAAAGCACCCCCAGGGCCAAAAATCGCGCCACCTAAAGTTGCAGCAGTTTGTATCCCTAAGTCTCTAGCCTCTGAACCAATCTGCTCACCTGCAAAACTGGCGGCAGTGCCAACACCTTCTATATCTCTAAAACCTACTGATGGATCTTCTCTCTCTAAACGAGCAAGTTCTGCTTCTGCCTCCTCTTGCTTTTCCTTTGCCTCTTCAGCATCGAAACCTAACAACCTACCAAAGGCTGTGTCGGCAAGGGCTTCCTCTGCAACCCCAAAAGATCTTTGTCTTTCAAAAGGTTGTCTTTGAAATCCTCTTGTTACGGCTAGTTTGTCTTGAGGAACTACAGGTTCAATTGAACTTTCTTCAGCACTAGAGCCACCAGTTCTTCTTTGAATATATTGATCTAGTTCTAGCTCTTGTTGCTGAACAAACTGATCTATTCTTTGCTGTTCTTGTGGAGTTGGTTGATTACCTGCGATGTTTATCGAATACGATCTATCATATTTCGGCCCTCGTACCTGAATAACACCCATCAATATTCTCCAAATTAACTACCAGTTGCGTCAAAGTCTGCACCAGTTCCACGCAATCTAGTGAGCAAAGAATCCTCTAATGATTTTTTCTGAATAAGAAGTTGAGGATCAACTTTTGTCATATCTATCTTTTCAATTTCTTCACCAGAAACCTCATCATAGGTAACTGTTGTAGCTTGAGTTTGTATCTCACCATTAATATAATTAAGACCTGCTTGAAGATCTGATATTGATGCATTCCTTGGGTCTAAACTTGCCATTCGATATTTAGATAAAGCCTCTTGAGCTTGTCTTGTTTGCTCAAGCTCATCTCTTTCTAAGGCAAGCTCTTGCAATTCTAAATTTCGATCCGCTCTTGCACTGTCAATATCAGCTTGAGTTGATAACAATTCAAGCACATCTTTATCATACTGGCTTCTTGCTTCTCTTAACTGGCCTATGCCAACGAGACCTGCTTCACCTATAGCACCTGCCAGTGTTGGGCTATCAGATGCCATCAATGCTAAACCTGCTTGAGCGAGTGCTAAATACTTGTCTGATTCCGCTGCCTTTTCACGATCCGCAAGCATCTTGGCAATGCGACTTTCAAGTGCTCCATAAGAATCTGTACCTGTTGGCATCATTGGTGCTGCGGTTTCTTCACCACCTGTGGCTCCCATCATTGGAGGCATAACTGAACTAGGATCTATGGGCATTTCTGGTATAGATCTGCTTTGATCGAGTACGTTTTCTAGCAGTGGCATAGGGGGTTTTACGCCAGACGCAGATACAGGCAATTCTGGATAAAACGAATCTGAAATGTCTGAAGTTCTTTCAGTTCTTGTTCTATTCCTACCTTTTTCGGTGTTTAAATCCACTAAAGGATTGCTAAATAAGCGAGAAAGTATGCCCTGCTCTTCTACTGGATCTGCGTAGTTTGCATCTAAAGCACCGCTCGCAGCTAACATTTGTTCTTCAGTTGTAGGCTCGTCAGTAGCTGCTCCTTTAAAAGCTGTGCCGCCATAGTATTGTAAAGCACTTGATAATGGCCCATCAATATTAGGATTGTTTTGTTGTCCCTCAACAGCTCTAAGCTGCGCCGCTAATTCTGTAGAAATATTTGGAGATGTAGGCTGATTGTTAATAGCATCTGCTAGGTTTGTGCCTAGACTTCCTATGCCTAAAGCAGCAGAAATATCAAGGTTGGTTTCAGGATCTATCTGCGAAACATCAGGCAAAGGCTGATCGCCCCTGTTGGCATCAAGAACTTCTTGCTGCACAAGTCTTGCTTCTTCCGCATCAAGTATATCGTTCTCATCTGTTGCGTCAAAATCAGGAGCGGCAACGGGTAGCCCACCAGTAGCGTCTTGTTGAGCAAAAGGACGATCAAAGTCAAACTGCTGTGCACCTGCCAGTATACCACCTATATCTAAATCAGTTGATGGATCTTGCGATGCATCAGGAACAGTAGGCATAAAGTCTCCAATGTCTGCACTAACATCACTTATAAATGGACTTCTATCTTTGAAGGCATACGGTAGACCTTGTTGAAAAGGCGAAACGTCTGTCGTAGCTACATCTGGCGACATCATTTTAGGCGTACCGTCTACATTGTGAGTCATGCCGTATGTTAAATTCCAAGTTCTTTTTTCAGTTGCTGTGCCGTTTTCGGGGAAAGGTTCTACCTGCCTGTATAGATCCTCTTTTGTTCTGCCGCCACGAAACAAACTCAATACCCCACCGTCAGCCATCATCTGTGGCATACGAGTAGGCTCTCTCTGCACCGCCATGTCTGCACCTGTATTTTGTGCAATTGAACTATTTGGAGCCATGTTTCTTGCGATTGCAGTCAAGCCCTCTTGTGGTGCGCCTGCTGCGGTCATCACTTCTTCTGCAACCGTAGGCATATTAGCTGCCTGTTGACGCTTGTAATCATCACGCATACGTCTGCGTCTAGTAAGCTCACTGAGAACCAAGAACTGAGGCATGTTACCTGATGGAGATTGCATCTCTCTCATAAGCACATTGTCAGAAACGTCTTTGAGGTTATCTTGAAGCTCTATTATATTCATCCCATTAGACCTTTATATAGACCTAGTGCAGATATACCTGCACCAAGTGCATCTTGCACGGGGTTTCTACGCTGTAATTGCTGTATGTTTTCGTTAACTCCTGCGGGAAGTCCCCTGAGTATTGCAGCTATACGCTCATACTGTTGTTGTGGGAACTCACGCTGACGGATGAAGTCTTCGTAAGCTAGATCAAGACGACCTTGATCCTCAGCCCTGATGTCACGACCAACAGTATCAAGTAGCTGTGCACCCTGTATGTCAGCAGCTCGTTGACGCTCACCTAATGTGGCTAAACCTGCGCCGATATTAGCAAACTGTTGACCCATGCCACCTAGTTGCTGCGCTGCACCTAGTGCTGCTTGTTCACCTGCAAGTCTTTGACCTATACCAAACTGTCTGTCTGCACGATCAGCCTCAAACTGACGAGCTGCCTGCTCAAATGCTTGTTGCTGTCCTGTAGCCTGTATCTCACCAAGCTGCCGTTGTAATCCTTCTTGTGCTAAAGCATCAACAACCCCTCTGCGAGAACCGCCAAACGCACCTGCGCTTACAGCTTCCGCATCTCTCCCTGCTTGAGATCTGGCAAAGTCTCTTCTGGCCTGTTCTTTCTGAACATCCACAACGTTCTGCATATACGGAGACATATACTGACTGACCGCACTGCCTGTAAAAGTTGTGGGATCGTATTGACCTGCGGCTCTAAGTCTGCCGACTGCTTGATCTGTAAATCCAATACCACGTCCTGAAGCAGCCATTCCTCTCCTGCCTGCCTGCATAGCTTCTGGCATACCTGCAATACCCTGTTGAGCAATGCCTCGTGTCATAGCGCGACCTGCACCTATGTCTCCATACATAGATGATTCAGCTATTCTTTCCCCAGGATAAGGCTGATATCTAGACCGTCCAGTATACGGATCAAAAGGCAGCATTGCATCTTCAGCGCCCTGAAGCATTCTACGATAGTACGGATCTGAAAACTCAGGCATACTCACTGTACGTGTAGTGGTATCTGTAGGTATATTTTGACCGCCGCCTTTTGCCATTTTACAACTCCATTCGGTAAGCTATGTATTCAGGATAAAATCCGTATTTTTTCAAAGCTCTACCCCAACCTTTTCTTCCATAGCCCTCTAGATGACTACATCCTAACTCATTTCCGTAACGCTTCATAGTGTCAATCAACTGATCTTCCCACTCTTTCATCTGCGTTCCGCCTACCCAATCTAATGCCAGTGCTCTACGTCTAGGATATTGTATTAGTCTTGTGGTAAATGCAGCTATTATCTTATCATCTTCATTCATCACAACCCAAAGAGCATACATGCCTTCATAAACCCCAGTTAATATATCAATCACCTCTGATTTATCTTTGACTGTATCTACTGCTCTTTTTAATATCCCATCAACGTCCTTCCATACACTGCCAATTGCCTCTTGAGGCACTAAGCTAACTCTCAATTATCCCACCATTTGTTCAAGTTTCTCAGGAGCATCCTCTTCAGCACGATTAATAATATCAAGGAAGCCACCACCATATGCCTTCTCCAGAGCATCAGTAGTGTTCTTCCTCAGCACAAACTCCCCATCAGACAGAAGAACATCTTGCTCTCCTTCAAGTGTTGCAGGAACCATGTCATCAACTCCAGAACCATCTCCTGGGCCTCTCACCATTCCTTTATCACCCTCTGCAAAACGAGCCACAGTATCATCTAACTCACCCGACTGCACTCGCCCGACAAGATCACGTAATGCGTCCTCGCCGTACTTCTGAACAAACATAGCTAATACTATCTCTGGTTGATCAGACATTCCTTTAATTGCTTTTATAGCCTCGACAATAACATCCTTCTCATTCATGCCATTGTCTTCCATCATTTCATCGACCTCTACTTCGCCACCTTCTGCATAATAATATGGGTACTTAGGTGTGCTGCCATCTGCTCTAGGTCTTCTTTGATACTGAAAATAAAGACCTTCCCCAGGGCTTCCCGCGTAAGGATTGGGATTAAAAGTTCTTACCATTGGGTTTGGCATAGGTGGTCTTGTTTCTTTATCCTCGTCATCGTCATCATCTTTTGCTGCACGATTCTCAATCATCTGCATATCTGCCATAGATTGACCAAGCATAGCAGGCATGAAGGCTTGTTGCCCTGCTGTGAATGCACCACCCTTAGTACCAGTGCCAAACGGCATTGCTGCATTTGCAGTCTCTGTGCCAAGAAATTTAGTCGCTAGATCAGATGCACCACCACTAACAACAGAGGTTGCTGATGGGCTTGGTTGGAAAGCAGCTTGTAAAAACCCACCCTGCGGTGCTGCTGCGGCAGGTGCTCCTTGAGCTGCTGCTGCTGCCGCTCCACTTGTAGATCCAGACAGACCACCCAGTATTTTACCACCAAGGAAAGAGGTCATACCTGTTTGTATGCCTTTGCCTATGTCACCTGTCTGAACAAATGACCCTAATCCTGCTCCTATTCCTGCTAATGCAGGCACTGACATCGCCCCAAGGGTAGCCCCAAGCGCACCTGTGCCTGCTAATGCAGGTAGACCAACGCTAAATAGTAGAGGAAGAACCATCTAAATCTCCAAAAGTTCTATTGAACTTTAACATCAAAAGTCCAAACTATCAATTATGTTAACCATTCATATATCTTTTTAGTCTCTTCTTTACGGTGTTTTAACCCGTTGTATCCACCGTTAATACGTTTTGTTATGCGTTTGATCGTGTCATCATTGACACCTTCATCACAAATTTCCCACAAATCATTTCTCTTAAAGAACCAAATGGCACTCTCCATCGGGTACTTTGTAGCCACAAGATCAGGGTCTTTCATAATATCTGGCAGGTTCATATCATTTGCAAACATAGCGTAATTTTCTTTGAACGTGCATTGCAGAAATCCGCGACCACGCCATAGATACCCCTGTCCTTCATTTCCGTAACGATGTCCGTAAACACGATCAGCTAAAGCCTGTGGATTGCGAGCACAGCTCTCAGCTTCGCCTTCTGTTTTAAAGTATTTACCAAAAACTCTAAGGATAGCTTCTTTAGAATAGTTTAGATTTTCTTCTACATACCTAAACGTGCCGCTCTCATGCACAAGCTGCCCAAGAAAATGAGCACCGCGCTCTGGGTTTAGCACATAATGATCGCATATCTTCTTTGCAGTATTAGGGCCAAACGCACCATCAGGTGTGGCTCCTATCTTTTCCTGTAATGCTTTTAATGGTTCACTCATCTGGAGCTTTCCTTCTATCTCTCAAGGTCTGCAAGTCCTTTTCTTTCTTGCCGCCATCGTACTCCCAAGCGTAACCTTGCTCTATCATTACTTCGTTTATAGAATACTTTGACTCTTGATCTTTATAAAACCAACCAAGCATTCTGCCATACTTGCCTTCTTTTTCTGTCCTGACTATCAGCTTATCAGCACCCTCAAGCATACCTGTAAGATGATCTTTTGCTTCAAGACCCATAGCTTTTTCTTCTAAGTCTCTTGTTCTGCTTTCTGGAGTGTCTATTCCTGCAAGCCTTACCCGTTCCTTCTTCGTTAAATCAAAGCCAAGATCAATGATCACGTCTACCGTATCACCATCTACAACCCTATCTATTGAAGAAACAAAGTAAGTATACATTACTCTACAATCTCCTTCGTGCCACAGACACGCTCATACACCATATCAGACGTGTAGCTTTCAGCCCACTTGTTCTCTGTGAAAGTACAGAAGTGCCACAAATCATTTACGTCATCGCTAATAACTTCAATAACATCCTGCTGTGCAGATACCGTTCCCTGTAAATGTTCGATGTCGTGAACCAATCCACTTATGTACCAGACCAACGCTACCAACTGCACAGCCATAGCAAAAACAAGAGCAACAGGTATTTTTAGATCTGTCATTATTTCCTCTTAAAGAATGCTGTTGCCCCACGTATTCCAAAAGATGCTGAAATTGCTAAACCTAAGCTGTAAAAATACCAGTCTGGGGCTTTCGAGAGTTGTTCAAAACCACGATCAACCCAACCCTCTGCACCTGGAATCCAACATAAAATTAATGGAATACTTAAAATTACCACAAACCATTCATCCTTCCAACTCGACCTTGAGCCTTGAGCCATAATGCGCTCCCAGTCTGCGACTGATGTTTCTTTTGAGAGCATTATTTTCGCTTTCGCTTCCGCCTCTGTTAGCTTGAGCTTTGCATTTGCAGCATTTGCGTCTGCTTTACCTTTGAGCCAACCGCCTGCAAGTTCGGCTATTGGCCCTATCATTTGAGCAATCATGACTGACCACCTCTATCGGTTTTTGCTTCTTTGTTCATCCAAATGCCAAAACAACCAGTGAGCGCACCCATACATACAGACACCAGACCTGCCTGACCATTTGTTGGATCGGGCAAAGACATGTACCAATGTACACTTTGATACGTTAAGATCGTAACGACTAGCATCATTAATCTAGGAAAGACTTTGTAGTCATCGATTATTGTAGCAGGCATTAGAACATTCCCATCATTCCACTACCCATTAAAGAAGCTATACCAGTTCCCATAGCTTTAGCTTGATCTTGTGATAGGGGTCTAGCTGCACCTTTTCCTGGGCCAGTAGGGATTCCGCTTGTTGGAAACATATTTCTATCTACGTGAGGTTGCGTCACAGGCGTTGCGCTATCTCTGACCATGTTTTTAAAATAATCAAACTGACTCTGACCAGAAGACTGAGGATAAGGTGAGTTATAATTCGGAACATTAAAGTTACTTCCCATGTTCATGATTTCAGCACGTTCTCTTGCGCTCATCATTTCTATAGGTCTTGCTCTAGTTCTCTGCATACCACCAAGTATGTCATAGTTTCTAGCGGCATGCATGAATGCAGGACTCATATTTGGAGTCATGGCATTTCTAGCTGCTGCCATATAGTATGGAACTTGGCCTGCACCTTGCTGAGATTCATACGCCATAAGAGCAGGACTATAGCCAAAGCCACCTAGTCCACCACCCATTCCTGGATACTGAGGGCCAGTTGGGAATCGATCATAATAATCCTCAATTATTTCTGGTGGCATATCTGTTGGACGGCGATCTGGATCTACCTCTTCTGTAGGTCTAGGAGGCACTACTTGATCTTCTCCGCCACCTTTTCTTCTTTTTCTTCTGCGTTTAAAATCATCAACTGAAGGTTTTCTGGGGCCTCCAGATCCTGGGATAACAAACCCTAATTCGCCTCTCATAAGGTTACGAATGCCACTCATGAACTGTTGGCCTAGAGTACTTCTGTTCTTATCTCCTGCAACATTACGATAGCCTGCGCCAAGAAGTGACTGAGCTGCTTGTTTATTAGCTGCTGCGTTCCTAGCTGCTGCTGATGCTGATGCCCTCCTTCTTTGATTTCCTAATCTCTGAGCTTCTCTTCTAGCTATGTTAGCCTGTGCAGCTAGTCTTCTTTCTGACAAAGGTGCTGTTGAAGTTCTTGCAGGAGTCTGGTTTGCAGACATCATACGGCTTGCAGCCGCAGCCCTTGCATTTCTTACGCTTGGCCTATTAGCGTCTCTTCTTCTTGCTGCTGCTGATGCCGCCGCTCTTTGTGAAGCACGTCTTCTGGCTGCTGCCGCAGATCCCGCCCTTCTAGATGTTGCTCGTGAGGCAGCCGTTGCAGCTCTTCTGGATCTTGAGGCCGCTGCTGCTCCTGCTCTTCTGGACGTTGCTCGTGAAGCTCCTGCCCTCTGTGCGCTACGTGCTCGTGAAGCTGCCGCTGACCCCGCTCTTCTTGCGGTAGCTCTTGATGCTCCTGCTCTTTGTGCATCTCTTCTTCTAGCCGCTGCTGCTGCACCTGATCTCCTAGATGTTGCTCTTGACGCAGATGTAGCCGCTCTTCTAGAACGAGAAGCTGCTGCTGCACCTGATCTCCTTGCAGTTGATCTTCTTGCCGCTGCCGCTCTTGATCTGGCTCTGGAGGCTGCTCTTGCTCTATTTCTAGCTGCGCTTGACCTAGCTCTATTTCTACCTCTGCTAGTTGCGCTACTTCTACCTCTGCTTGTTGCTCTTGATCTTCCTGATCTACTTCTAGGTGGCATTATGCTTCTCCTGATATAGCTTCTGGGGCAGTTACGGTAATAGCCGTGTGCCGTTTAGTTTCTGCCGTCCAAGACTCTCCGCAATCTGGACAATTTCCATCTGGGTATGTAGCAACTTCTTCTGGTGTATCCACTAAGTTGTCGCAATTATGGCACTGTATAGTGTCCACAGATGATGAAGGTCTCCACTTAGACCCGTTGCTCATTGTAAGAATTGTATCACTCATGTCGTTGTCACCGTTACTGTTCCTACCGCACCTGTCGCCCCAGAACCACGAACATGCGGTTTATCGATTAATGCTATCTTAACAAATCCGTCCTGTTGAAACAATGCTCCATTTTCTAAACCTGAATCATCGGTTTGTAGGTCTGTTAAGGTAAGCTTTGTTGCCCTTTCTTCGCCTGGGTTTTGTTGCTGTTCCATATATACAGCAAAACTTCTTGTCAGGTTAGCAAAATATTGCTGATCATATTGAGTTGGTGGTACAGCAAAGAAAGGAAGAATTAAATTTCTGGACACTACCTCCTCCCATCAGGGCGTATATCAAGCCTTGGAGAACCTAACCTCCAACCAACTCCAGAAGCTGTAGACTCAATACGCATTGCAAAACTACGTCCACGCAATCTTAAATGAACTTGATCTGTAAACTGCTCTACAGGCACAGATGCAGACTTTGTTATTGCGCTAGATGTAGTATGTAAGTAATTACCACCAGGAAAGTTTCTGGTTTTTACTGTTAAATTAGCAGATGGACTTCCCGCTGTAGATCCTCGAAATGTTAGATCAGGTATCATGCGTTTTATAAAAGCAAACTGTTCTCCATCTCCTATGTCCATTTGGCTTGATTCAATATATGCAGTAAATGCAGACCCATCGTCATCAAATCCAGACTCTTGAGTGTAGAGATAGTTGTTTGGCCCTGCTGCAATAGGGTTGTCGAAGATACCACGATCCATCCAATAGCTTCTTGCAAGTGTGCCATAATACCAAACCTGTTGTTCGTAGTTATAAACTACATACCTATCGTTAGTGTCACTAGATCCAGAAGGATAAAACCACCATATCTCAGAGAATGCTGTATTAGTTGCAGCCACAACCTTTTCTCTTTGCAGAAGATTGAAGTCATCAAAAACAAAGTCTCGAACCGTACATGGTAAACGCTGCACTGTACCGCCATAAGAATAGAACTCTTTTAGACCCATCCAGAACACGTTGTCTTCTACAGCTACAGCAGATAACGGCCCCATTATTGTAGTGTTTTCTGATACTAGGTTTACACCAAATGTAAACGGTGGCCCTAAGAACTGCATGGCGTAGAGAGACTCGTCTGTGTAAACAAGTATTTGCTGTCTTGTTTCTACGGCTGCAATGATCTCAGATCCAGAGCCTATTTTAAGTTCTCCTGCCGTATTGTCTGGTCTTGTTGCCCACTCAGTCAAAGACTCTTGAGATGAGAAACGTATTAACAAAGGATCTTGCACCCCAGGATTTAGTTCTGAATCACAGCCAAATGCTATGATATGCCTATCCCTATCAGATACCATAATCTGTTTAGCTATAGTCGGTGCACTTGCAGATCCTGCAAGCGAATCTAAGCTGACGGCTCTAGTGGTAAAACCACCTGTCTTATCCCAATAGTATATGCCGCCATTACGCACGTTAATAAGAAGATCTTCGCCAAAGTTGTCATGTGACCAGATACGCAAAGTGTTTGTAACAATCGGTGTGGTAGCTGCCTGACCCCAACCATTACGTCCCCATGTACCTACACCCCAACCTGCACCTGTTGCAGTCGTATCTAGCCCAACACTTACCTGATAAGTTCCCACTGTAGAACTGCCGCCGTTTCCTGAGTCTGACCCACTTGCGTTAACAAGAGAAGGGGCTAAGGCTCCATTTACAGTTATACTAGCTATAGTTGTACCTGCGGCACGAGCAGCAATCTTGTAGCTGTCAGCGTTTATAATTTCAGTAATATAATATTCTTGGTTCAACACTGCTGCGGTTATGTTGCCGCCAAGACTTGCAGCTCCACTAAATGTTACAAAATCATTAACCACTGCGCCGTGCGATGTATCTGTTACGGTAATTACTGATGAGCCATTGGTTGCAGAAAAGGTTACATCTCCTGCTGATGTTGTGCTTCTTATAGGAGTAACGTCATTAAACAGCCCACTATCTTGGTTGATATAGTATTTAAGGGCTGTGCCAATACCTATTAATCGACTGTTGTCTAACCCAACCCAAGGGTGCATTGCCCTTGCTGTACCCAAGTATGATGCAGGCGTAAACTTCTGCCACCCACCAATTTTTTCAGGCATACCAAAGCGAAAACGTACCTTGTCTACATCAAACCAACCGCCCTCGTTAGTGTAAGAGGTAGTCTCTCGATTGACACCTGGGCGGAACTGAAGTTTTTGTAATGGCATTCCGTTATCCTAATTAGTTCAATTGAACTTATCCATTAAGTGCGTCTAAATCATCCCAAACACGTTGAGCATGTGCAGCCGCGTCAAAATCAACTTCGTTTTCCTCTGCATCAAAATCTTTCCAACTATTCGCTGAAGCTTGTGCAGTAAGGTAAGTCTGTAAATTTGCTTTAGATGTAACTTCTTCAACCGCGCCAGATATATCTGCGCCATCGTCTGATATACCAATCATTATCCAATCTTGGGGTGATGCAGTACCACTGTCTGCAACTGGATACATACCACCTGTTGACTGTGAAACACCAAACTTTAACCAAGTTGGGATCGTGCCATCTGATTCGAGTCTATACTTTACTACTTTATGCGCCATCTGTCTTGTCCTCTAGCTGTGGAGTGTTAGTCAAAGATGTTCTGTCCATGATATCAAAACCACGACTGTTTGCAAAGTCTGTTGGGCAGTGCGCCCACTTTTCTGCACAAGCCTCTAACCACTGTACTGTGTGGTGATGCTCTGGTGCTTTGCCTTGTTTGATAATCTCGTTTTCCCAGTTTAAATATGAAAACACTTCTGCCTGTGCTTGCGCTGCATTGATGCCTAGATCGAAGATATAGATAAGGTTGCCCTCATCTATCTGACCATTACGACTTCTAGCTGCGTTCAATGCTTGCTTCATGCAAGTCATAATGTGGTACTTAACTTCTTCTAGCTCATAGTCTTCTTCGGTAAGCTCATCCTTACCGATCTTTTTCATCAGGTTGTCATACTGATTGGTAAAGAAGTTTAGTTTTCTTACTGCACCTTCTACATACCCACGAGAGCTTGCCGCCTGTGCTTGCTTTTCGTTTATCTTTACCTCAAGCATTTCACGCTCTAGCTCATCTGTCTCAGTTTCAAGCTTGCGCTCTAGCTTTTTAAGCTTTACTTCTTCTTTCTTCATTTTGAAGTAGCCCTCTTGCAAAGCCGCTTTAGTCTTCTCAATCTCAGCCAAGCTGTGCTTAATAGAACGGATAGGAGTAATAGCCGTAACATCAAGCGTGACACTCATCATCTGCGAGTGTGACTTGTAGAAATTACTAGATGCCTTTGCGATTGCAGGAGCTTTCTCCTGTATGTTTGCCAACATAGATTTGTATTCAGGCTTCGCTTGTGGAAGCTGAATGTTTATGTCGGGCGTAGTAAGTGCTACTTCTTGTGTTGTGTCTTTGGGCATTATGACGGCTTTGTTGGTAGTGTATGAGTATGAGGCCAACCAGAAGCATCTGGCAGGTCTCTAAGTGATTGACGATATGTTGCCCACTCCGCTTTCTTTTCTGTAGTCAAAGCAGTATCAGCCACTTGCGTCCAATCAGATTCTGCCAACAACCTTGTTCGCACATCTCTTGCGCTTTCGGCTGCTTCGGCATCAATACGAGCGCGATACGCTGTGGTTTGTGCGTCAACCGATTGTACGTTGCCATCATCGTCTGTGTATTCGGTAAACACTGGCCCAACAGAATTAACTGTTATCCAGTTGCCATCAGAATCTTGCGCTACACCAGACTGAAAACTATACTCGTAAGGCGGGGTTGCATCAGCTTTCGCACTTTCTGTTACAGCATCTGCACCAAGACCGTCTAGACGCTCCGCTGTGAGTGTTGATTCTAAAACAGGTCGAGTTTTCTTATGCATGATACGGAAAGTTGTTTCCGTGACTACATCCCCTGTTTCTCTTATTCTTATTAGTCCCATGACTAAGATCCTTTCTTATGCAATTGCGTAAAAGAGATAAGTTCCGTTGCTAAAAGCAGATGTTATTGAAAACCCACTAGAATAAGGGTCTACCCAATCACCATTCGTGGTATTCGCATTGTCCGTATCTAAGTAGTAATAAGGGTCATCTCCTGCGACAATACCCCTTGTAGTGTCCCAAACACGCCAGTTAAATGTTCCAGAAGTTTTTTTAATTAAAACATATCTAGCTCCTGAAGTGAACCCACAGTCAATGTTTTGAGCATTTCCATCCGCAACAAAAGTTCCAACTTTTGATATGCCTGAAAGTGTCGCAAAAAGATATGCTACATAAGTTGCAGCCGAAGTATTCAAAACACCACCAACGCTAAATTGTGTTGAGGTTGCAACATTATTACTTGAGTTACCAAACTGAGCATCTGTGTTTAAATATCCATAATCATTTGTGCCATCAATAGCATCTGTAAATACCCACCAGTTTTCTGTAGCGGTTCTCTTTTTTATCCACAGCATCTCAGGTTTTACGCCTAAATTGTGGGTTATTGTTTGCTCGTTTGCTCCGCTTGCAGGGCCAGTGCCTCTATATTCAGCAATGTCAAAGAAACCAGGTGCACGACGCCACATTGAAAGAATGACATTATTTGATGAATTATATAGTGCATGTTTAACTCCATCCATGAAATCAAATTGAATCGGCCCTGGACTGTTAGAACCTTCAGCTTCCGTTGAGCTTGTTTTGAGATCTTTTCTTTCTCCACGTTTACGGTCATAAAGATACTTATCCGCACCAGGACTTAATTGTACATTGATAGCAAGATCCACAGGGAAACCAGTAGTTGCAAAACGATTTGCCTGATAGCCTCCTGCCTGAGACACTAATGAAAACACATCAGTCGCAGCAGTGGGTGTAGCCATAGGCCCACGTCGAATTGCTATATAAATGTAATCATGACCACTGCCATTTATTTTATCGTCTGCTGTAAGAGGTGTGAATCCAGTTGCATTAAATTGCATAATCGCACCATGAAGCTCTTCGTTATTAGCATCTGCCACTAAACGAGGGTCATTTGACGATGGATATCCTGTAACTCCTCTCATACCATCTAACAAGACCCAACGCTCTGAAGTAAGATCAGTATTTTTTACCATGATAAAATCAGGCTCAAAACCCAAGTCTTGGAAAGTACCGTAAGTAGAAGAACCATTACCTGTATAACTACCACACTTAATTATATCTTGATCTTGAGTGGGGCCAAATTCGCCATCATTATCATTGTGAGCAAATAAATACGCAATGTAAGTTCCGCCACTTTTGTTGGTATAGTCTCCAGTTCCTACAGTAAATTGCGTGGAAGTTGGGGCGGTGTCATTCCATATTGTGTTATCATCTAATAAATCTCCATTATCATTTAACTTCATCCAAAAGTTTTGAGGAGAACCGCCTCCGTTAAATTGCCTGTGAAACACAGCCCAATCCCTAGCCTCGTTTGTTTGCTTCACAAAAATAGCGCCTGGAGTGCTCCCTAGATTATGGTTTATGGCTTGTGCTGAACCCGTCCCAGAATATTGGACGATGTCAAAAAATTTAGATTTTTCCCTAAATGTCCAAGCAACGTAGCGATCATCATCGGTATTTACTGTGGCCCAATTAAAGAGCCTGAACCCATTAGAGTTTAAGGCTTGTGCGTATCCACTATTATTTATTTCTGCATCAGTCGAGCTTGATTGTATCATTTTACCGTCACCACGCACACTATCAACAAGTGAATGTGTAGTTGAGCCATTTAGTTTTTTAATCCAAACCAACCCACCTTTGCCACTTGATCCAGTGAAGGGGCCGAACTCTGATGCAGTGACTGTATTTACTTTTGTAATACTGTGTGAACTACTAGAATTATCTACAAAAGGTGTATCCCCCTGACAGGTAAGTATCACCGTTCCCGAAACTGCTGTAAGATCAGACGTATAACCACCAGAAGGAGGAGTAACTACGCTACCTTTTATAATTCTAAAATTTGATATAAAACCTTGTTTGCCACCATTAATTCCATAACCACTACCATTATCATCATCCCCTATATTCAACGCATCAGATGATGTTATATTATCAGTTCCAGTAGTACTTGTTGCTAAAGTACCATTTACATATAGTTTAACAGTGCCGCTTTCTCTTGTGATGCAGTATTGATACCAATTTCCTGCTGCTCTTGCGGTAGAATCAGTTATAAATCCACCACCATTAACATACATTGTTGAAGTGCCGTCAGTCATCAATTGATAAAGCATACCTGAACTATAACCTCTAGAGAATACAGTTTGGTATTGACTACCATCTCCCCACCAAGCAAAAAAATCTATTGTAAAATCACCAGTTCCTAAATCAAAATCAGTAGAACTTGCTATGTCTAAACGACTTGTTGTACTATCAAATCTAGCTGATCCACCATCGTTTGCATTACTTAGCGCAATGCCGTTTTCTATTACCTGTACTGCACCATTTCCTCTATATGGAAATGCTGAAAAAACTTCTTCGACGTTGGTCACAACATTGCCAACTGTAGGCCATTTGTCTTTCTTTTTAAGCTCTACTACTTCGTCTATTGACCAAACCCCTGGAGCAGAGGTTGACTCTAGGTTATTAGCAGGCTCAACAGCCGTGGCTCTAATTATATTTGCCTCGTATCGTTTATCCGACATTAAACGCCCCCATGTGCTGAAGATAGTGCTGATAATTCTTGTTTTGCAACAGTTAAGTCTCCAAAATCAGAGGCGTTTCCTGTTGAGGCTATCTGAATAGAATCTATAACATTTGAAACTGATCCTGCATTACCACCACCTATGACCGCTCTAGTATGACTACTACATGTTCCAGAGTACCTTCTACCTAAAGTTAGATCTCCAAAATCCGTTGCGTTACCCGTAGATGCTATCGTTATATAATCTATTACGTTAGTATTAGTTGAGCTTGCTCTGCCTCCAGTAAAAACTGCTCTAGTAGGAGAGCTACCTGCCCCATTTGCGTATCTTGCTAAAGTAAGATCTCCGAAGTCTGTTGCATTACCTGTCGTGCCAATTGTAACGTAATCAATAATATTTGTATCATCTGAAATATACCCCCCACCAAAAACTGCTCTAGTGGGACTCGAAGGAGCACTATCTGAATAAGCTATGTTGGCTGTTCTGTCTCCAAAATCTGTTGAATTACCAGTAGAGGCAATGGTGATATATTCAATAATATTTGTGTTTCCACTACCTATTCTTCCTAAAGGCATCACGCCTCTTGTATCATTTGCAGCGCCCGAACCGAAGTAAGCGGCTTGAGTTAAATCACCAAAGTCTGTTGCATTACCAGTGGACGCGATAGTGACATAATCTAAAACATTTGAAAGGCCACTTCCCCCTTGATCACCTCCAATTCTGACTCCTCTTGTGCTAGATGAAAGGGATGATAAAGAATTGACACTTTGAGTTAAATCACCAAAGTCTTGAGCATTTCCCGCTGTGTTTATATTAACGTACTCTAAAACATTTACACGAGAGCCTCCATCAAGCTGACCCCCTACAAAGATTCCCCTTGCAAACTGAACAGGCGCAGGCCAATCTGAAGCATTCTGCATCTGCGTTGTGAGCGACCATACACCTTGATAATTTGGCATTATTGAAGTCCTCCGTGAGCAGTAGACATAGTAGCACCCCGAAACCTAGCTTCAGTTAAATCACCAAAATCAGAAGAGTTTCCTGTAGAAGCTATTGTTACATATTCTATACGATTATCTGAGTTAGAAAACATCGTAAATAGACCTCTTGTGTTATTACTACCTCCTGTACCACCGTTCCCCATCGCAGTCCCTAAATCACCAAAATCAGTCATGTTACCAGTAGAAGCTATCGTGATGTACTGTATAACATTTGTAGATGAACCACCTCCATATATTCCCCTCGTATCAGATGAAAAAGCAGCACCATCTCTGTTTGCTGATAACATATCCCCAAAGTCGGTAGCATTACCTGTTGAGGCAATCGTAATGTAGTCAATCGTAGTTTGATCTACACCGTTTAAATTACCTGCACACATAACACCTCTTGTTGGAGAGGCCAATCCACGAGGACCATATCTACCTTGAGTAAGATCACCAAAATCCGTAGTATTGCCTGTGTTTGCTATTGTGACATACTCTATAATGTCTGAGTAAGTGCTACCATTTCTAAAACCTCCTGCAAAAACACCCCTTGTGCTATTAGATAGAGCAGAACAAAATCCAGTTACTGTGCCATTTAAATCACCAAAGTCTTGAGAATCTCCCAAAGAAGTTAGTGTAACGTAAGAAATAAAATTTTCATTTGGGCCACCTGCAAGTAAACCTCTAGTAGAAGAGGCACAACCTGATGCATAGTATCCTCTACCTCCGCTAGAAAGATCACCAAAATCAGCAGCATTTCCTGTGGTCGCAATATTTACATAATCCATCGTTACTACATTAGTGCCGCCACTATTTCGACCACCTGCAAATACTGCTCTCTGTAAAGAAGGGCTAACACTTCCACTCGCATCACTAGGCGCAGAGTAACCAAACGCATTGATTGCCCAGACGTTAAACGTGTAGCTTGTGCCGTTAGATAAACCAGTGACAGTAATCGGAGAAGACGATCCAGACGCGCCCACGCCAGTGTTTGACTGCACTCTAAATCCAGTAATGGCAGACCCGCCAACATCAGTTGGCGCGGTAAATGCAACGCTTACTTGCTGATCTCCTGCTGTGCCACTAACCCCTGTAGGGCTGTCTGGTGCATTTAGCCCATCTTGACCTATAAAGCCGCCTCTACCTCTAGCCATGTGCGACTCCTATTAGTCGGTGATTTGCTCGTAACTTACAATTACTTCTAAATCGTTTGCTGTACCCGCAGTTGCAGTAATCGAAGTATTCTCTTCAAGATATATTGCGGTGCTCTTGTCCAACACAATCAATGATGCGTCAGCAGGAACAGACACAGTTGCAACAAGCGAGTATGCTGTGCCGCCGCCTGATGCTGCGCTGTGTACATCTATGGTTATGTCACAAGCATTAGTTCCATCTACGTTAGCAACTTGGATCATGTTTACTTTTAAAACATCATCACTAGATGCCGCGTTACTTAGAAGTGTAGTCTGTGATGTTGAACTCAATGCAACCGTTGCGGTTTTTCCTAGTATTGAGCTTACATTTACAATATTCGGTGCAGCCATATCTTAGCCTCCTTTAACCAAAAACAATAGCCATAGCTATGGCTTTACCAGTTCCAATTCCAGCACTACCGAAAGAGATAGTACCACTACCATTTGTAACCAACGCCTGCCCATTTGTCCCATCTGATGTGGGAAGAGTAAGAGCCGTTACAAAAGCCTGTAGGTTTGCGTCATAAGCCAACACATTTGACCCAATCGCAACTCCTAAATTTGTTCTTGCTGTCGATGCACTTGCTACATCTGACAGGTTGTTTGCAGCTAACAAGCCACCTGTGACAGGCACAGAAGCAAACGTGGATGTAAGATCCACCACCGCTGCGCCAGATCCTGCGCCATCAGCGTATATGATTGCAGACTTGCCGTTTGATACACTTACATTTGCACCAGATCCTTGAGAGAATGTAGCTGTTTGCCCTGAATTATTCTTAACAAGATACAATCTTTTTGTATCATTTGGGCTTATTGTAATTGTATTTGTACCAGAGGGTGAGCCACCTAAAACAAGAACATGATACTGACCATCTGATGTAGAGCCATCTGATGTAGTCAATGTGTGCGTTGTTCCTGAGAGTGTTACATCTCCAACACCAACCGCCAAGCGGTCAATGATATCAAAGTTTGTATTGGTTGACGTACCCCATGTTCCAGATTCATCACCTGTAGCAAT